AGGGGGAGGCGTTGCCGAGCGTGGCCGGCAGTGTGTTGGTGATGCTCGCCACCAGCGCCGGAGCCGGCAGTGCGTTGGCGGCGGCGGCGGTTGCCAGATACACCTCGAACACGCCGCTCCGGTAGTTGCAGATCAACCGGCTATGGTTAGCAGCGTCGGCGAAGGTGCCGTTGGTGACGGCGTTAAACGTGGTGCCATTGTGCACCTGCGACACCAGCACCAGATTGGTTTGCATGTACACGCCGATGCCTTTGTTGGTGAGCAGGCCGGTGGACTGGTCAAAGTACCCCAACCCACACCAAAAACCCGCCGCGCCCCATGTGGCGTTAATGTTCCCGGCAATCTCCCAACTCATCGGCAGACTCCGGCTGCTCTGACCGCTGCCGATCTCCGTGTTAAAAGAAGATATTGTCACCTGTGCATAGGCATTGGTCGGAGCGTTGGACGCGGTGCGCAAATCGAGCTTGCCCGTGTTGCGCGTGACCGTGCCGCTGACGGTGGCCGATCCCATGTCGGAAAAAGGCACCTGCCGCAACGCGGACAGGCTCCGGCCGAAAGCGTCGTAACCCGCATCGTCGAGACTCATGGTCAGATTCGCCTGTCCATTGCCCGCATTTGAGACGGTGCGCAGGAGACCCGCGCCTGCGATAAAGTTGAGTGTGCCGGTATTGGTGATTGCCATAGCCGCCGTACCATTGGTGGCGATGTTGAGGACGGCGTTACCGAGCGTGATGGTGCCGCCGTTGAGCGTGGTGGAACCGCTGTTGCCCAGACCCGTCACCGTGATGACCGTGTTGGAGTTGGCCTTGGCGTTAAGGGCGGACTGCACCTCTGTCGTGATGCCGGTGGGCGCGAACGTCCACGTCCCGGCGTTCAGCGTCCAAGTGCCGCCGCCGGTGATGTTGGTGCTGCCGCCGCTGCCGACGAGCCATGCCCCGTTGTAGTTGGTGGAGAGTTTGCTCGCATCGCTGCCGAGCGTGATGGTGCCGCCGGTGCCCACGGTGGCGGAGCCGCTGTTTCCGTTCCCGGTGACGGTGATGACAGTGCCGGTGTCCGCCTTGCTCGCTTCTGCCGTCCAGACCGTTGCCGTCGTCGCGTTGGCGACTGCGCTGGTGATGCTGCCCCCGCTCCACTGCGTCGGCCAGCCGGCCAAGGCGGTCTGCGCTACAGTCGCGGTGCCGTTGATGGACAGGAACGCCGTGTGCATCCAGTTCGACGCCCCCGCCCAGCCGAGCCAGTTCGAGGCGTTGAGCGACGTGCCGGCGGCAATCAAAGCGTCCACCGTGTTGGAGTCGGTGCCGGACGGCGGAACCGTGAGCGTGTAAGTAATGACCGTCCCGTTGGTCACAGCCACGATGCTGCACCCGCTGCCCACCGCGATGACCGCGTTGCTGTCGGTCGTCCGGTAGCCAGCATCGTTCTGGAACACGGAGAGGGGGAAGCCGGTCGGGTTGAAGGTGTCGCTGCCGCTCGGCCACGTTGTCCGCGTCACTCCGCCGAGCGTGATTCCAGACCGAGCAGTGATATTGGACGTGCCAACGATGAACTCACGCTCAAACGCGCCGAACTGCGCCCATGCCGGTGTGGCGAACAGGAGAATTAGTAGCCAACGCATTACGAGACCCTCACAAGTGTCCAACGGAAGTTGTAGGCGTTGCCGGTGCCCGGTGCCACGCTGGTGTGGATGGTGAACGAGCCGCTTGCATAGCTGGCGTAGTATGTCGGCTCGGTCGGGCTGCCCGTTGGTGCCAGAAAACCGAGAATGACATGTCCCGTGGCGGTCATGCCGGCCACGGAAACGGTCACGCTGGTGTTGCTGCCGCTGATCGAGGCGTTGCCGCTGACGACTGCCGTCACTCCTGCTGGCATGTTGGTTTCGGTGCCGATAACCACGTCCCGGTGTACCGTCGCCACGGTCGGCTTGCTGATGGCGGAGAACGGGTTGCCGGCGGTGGTGCGCAGTTCCAGACCGGTGTAGTAATCCGCAGGCGTGGCGGAGAATAACGCCAGCATCGCCGCCCGGCCATTGAGGAGTGAATGCACGGTGTTGTTGAGATCGTAGCCGGACATAGCCAGCGTGAACGCGCCGTCGCCGGTAAACTGAGCGGCGGTTTTCAAGCCGAGAACGATGTTGGTGTAGTCAGTGAGGTCAACCGCGATGCCTGAGCCGACCAAGCCGACGGAGTCCACGGCGAACTGGCCGCCGTCGAACACCTGTAATTCTACCTGATAGATGTCGTTGCGGGTCACGTCCAACCGCTTGACGGGCAAGCCCCTTGCGTCTAAGAGCTTGTCGTTCCAACGGTCGTAATAGAGCCTGAGTTTCTTGTAATTGGCCATCGTGTGCTCCTATTTGGTGTGTGCCGTCAACTGCCGCACCCCCTGCATCTACCCGGTGGGGCATAGACCTCGCCACGGGCTTGGGCTTGCAGTGCCCGGTCGCGCTCGGTGGGTTGGGACTTGGGAATGTTGTCGGCGGTGATGCCGTGGGGGCAGGGCGAGGGCAGGCCGTGAGCCGACCGGAACTGCTGTGAGTTCAGGCAGGTAGCGCAGTGCGCCTTTGATTGACAAAGCGCGTTCATCCTACCTCCGGGAATTCAACGGTGGCGGTAATCGGAATCGGGCCTGCGTCACACAAGTCAAGGCCGCCTTGAAATGCTACCACAAAATCGGCGACGAACGTATAGATTCCTGGGGTACACTGCGGGATAACAACCGAGCCGCCGCCCCTGCCGTAGCCATATCCACCTTGGGGGTAATCGTTGGCTAGTCCGAGACTCCATGTATCACCAGCAGACCAGCCCAAGAACACTTCCCACAGAGGAAACAATGTGGAACCCGTATGGTCGCAGGGGTCGTACCAGCCACCCATAATGTCTTCATAGGCGTCGCAGTTTGCTTCCGTCCGGTAAGTTCGCTTGTACGAATACGTTATTCCGGCAGAGGTTAAAGCTCGATAGAAACACGGGAGGCTGGGGAAAGGCGGAGTAATAGGGATTTTGACCCGTTCGCCGGTCGACCAAATGTGAACACAAGCCCGGTCAGTACAGCGTCCGTTGATGTCCGGCAGACAGAGCTCTTGGTAGCCACCGGGCACCGTCAACGTGACATATATCCACGAGGGGGCAGTCCCGCTGCATGGAAGGCAACTGACGGGCGGCACAATCTCACCGCCCGGACACGCCCGCAGCAGCGTGGGGACGGCGTTGGCCTGTGTGCCGCACTTGAGCAGCATTGTGGGGACGGCGTCGCCGCTGGTGCCGCATTTGAGTTGGATGACCGGCAGACTCACGGTGTTGTGACCCCCTTGATGAGTCCGTTGGTGACGTAGAGCGTGCAGGCGTTCGTGGACAGGTCGAGGAAGCCGAGGTTGGTCGTCAGGCCGCTGACGGCGTTGTTGACGTAGTTGGTATCGGCCAGTGGCGCAACGGCTGAGTTGACGAAGCCGGTCGTAGCCAGCCCGTTGGTGACGGAGGCGGTGACGTTGTTGCTCCATGCCGCGTCGCCCACCTTGACCGGGTTGGACGTGGAGCCGCCCGCCCAGAACGTCGAATTGCTGGTGTTGAAATATACTGCGCCGGGCTGAAGGTTGGTCAACGTGGTGTCGCCGTAGAAGCGCACCATGCCTTCGGGCGCATACGTTGCGGCCAAGCCGAGGACGACGGCCAAGGTGAGTAGGACGGTTAGGATCCGGGTTGGTTGCATGATGTTTTGAGGCTTTCCTCTGATTGCGCGAAGTCAATCCAGTCGCTGAGTGTGCTGACGTTGGTGCCGAACAGCCAGCGGACGCGCTGTTGCAACTTGTAGGTTGCGGAGTCGTAGCGCAGGAACTCCACTACGGTTGGCGGCAGGCCGAGCAGGTACGCGGTGCCGTTGGCGGCAAAGGCGTATTGCAGGAGGGTGCCGCTGGCGACCTCGCAGGTCACGGTCGTCGTCGCCCCGCCCACGGTCGCTGACAACAAGTTTACGGTGCCCCACGACGTCGGGATGCTGACGGTCTCGGCACTGGCACCTGTCGCCACACCGTTGGCGTCGCACGGGGTCAGGCTGATGGTGCTGCCGCTGCTGTAGTCGGCGGCGGCGGTGCCGTAGAACACCTCGTCCTCTGCCGTTGCCGCTGAAGTCTGCCGCATCATCCCCAGCCGCAAACCGGACGTGTCGCCACTGAGCATCAACGGCGAGGCCGCCGAGACGAGCGTGTTGCGCTTCAACTCGTCAATTAGACGGTTCCATAACCGGGGGAATCCCGGCCCGTCCGCTAACCGGAGTTTACTGGTGTCGAACATTAGCCGTAGATTTCCGTGAGCCAACCGTTCGCGTTGTAGAGCCAGCTTTCCTGAATCTCCCAGATTTCCGATGCGCCACGGTACAGGTTGCGGAACGTCTTGTCCGCCTTCAGCCATTGGTTGGCATCGGCTACCGTCCACAGTCCGCCTGTGTCCGGCCCATCAATCTTGAACAGTCCCGACACGCCAAAGACCGGCGTCAAGGTGTAACTGGTCTTGCGCCACACCGCCGTGGCGACCAGGTAGTGCGTCACTCCGCGAAACTTGATCTCTGCGGGTGTGCCAATGTCACGGAACTTCTCGAACGTCCATGCCTTTTGTCCGGTCGTCGGATCCACGGTTGAACCGGCAATTTTGGTCTTCGTCAGGCCGGGAGTGGAGTCGCCGACATACGTGCCAAACAATGACGTGTTGCTGAAGTTTGGGTGGTAGGTGATCGGGTGCTCACCCCTTGCGGCGTCCAACTGGTACACCGTGAACGGCATGTTCCAGATGCCCTGATACGTCGCGCTGATAATCGCCGCGTCGGGCTTCTGCCGCTCGTACCCGGACGTGATGCAACGGGTGTTCGTGCCCGGTGTCCCCGCCGGCGCAAAGTCGCGGGGCTTGGGGCAGAGCGTGAATGCGTCCTGATACCGGCACACCCACCGACGCTCGATGAAGATGCTGCCGTCTGTGTCGAATGACACCTTGCCGTCGCCGTCCGTGGACTGTGCCCCCGTTAGGCTGCCGGGAAACCATTTGATCGTGCTCATTTCACCCCCGCCAGTTCCATGCCCTTGACGCCCCCGGTGTTCCGCGCCACCAGTTGCCGGGTCAAGTCCACCTGTGCCGCCGCGTTCTGCGCGATGGATTCGAGCTTCTGATACATCCGTTGCTGGATGTTCTGCACCGCCCCGCCGATGCCGCCGCCGACACGACGGAACTCGTCAAAGCCATTCTCCCCGCCCAGCCCCAAGTTGACCAACGCCCCCTTGCTGCCTTCACCGGGACGCTTGGCAGAGTCGGGTAGTTTGATGTCGCCAAACCGAGCTACCAATCCCTTGTTCAACTGCTTAAACCGGTTCCACGCTTCCTCGCTCTTGAATGGGTCTTCACCAACCGTGCGCTTGAATGTGGCAACCGCCTCGTCAAACGCCTTGCTAAAGTCGGCGTCCTTGAACGCCGCCGCCGCCGCCTTGACGTGCTCCTCAAACTTCTTGCCGGCATACTCGGCAATCCAGCCAATCGGGGATACCGTCTTCACAAAGTCATAGTTGCGCTGGAACTTTTGCCCGAAAGTGTCCGCGTCCTTCCCCGACATCCACTTCTTAGTGGCCCCAATCGCCTGTTTGGCCTTGTCCAGCACAGCATCCATATCAAACGAAATCTTCCCGCTCTTGAAAATCTCGTACAACCCTTTCAACGCCTTGGCCCACCACGGCATGAATGACATGATGATGGTGCTAAAGTTTTCCGCCGCCTCGGACAACAAGTCCGGCACAAGCCCAAAAGCCGTTTGCACCACGGTCATCAAACCGGCCGCTACGTAAAGCTGGATTTCGGCCCATGCCTTCGGAATAGCCCATACCGCCGCCAAAAACGCCTCCTTCAGCGACGTGCCGATTGCACCGCCGCCGAAGATGTCGCGCAGCATGGTGGACAGGAATTGAATCGAAGCGCGAAACGATGCCAACAGATAGTTTGCAACCGACCGGATGGCCGCCTCCATTCCAGTTTTGAAAACCATCATCAGCTTGCCTTCCTTGAACGCCTGATAGAGCACTTTGACGGCATTCACTAGGAATGTGCCGATCTTGGTTCCCCACTCCGAAACCATCGGCAAAATGTTTTCCATGCGGTCGGCCACCAGCATCAAAATTGGCGCGATTTTGGAGGCTATTCCCCCGAACAACACCTCTCCGACCTTCTTAATGCGAGTCCATGCATCATTCAGTCGAGCCATGAAACCGCTCGCCGCCGCCAACTGCATGGCGTTCTTGCCCATCAACTGCGCGGCCCGTTGCAAATCCCCGCTCTGGTAGTTGGCGACCGCCTTGTGACCCGCCGCGCCGAACATGTCGTAGGCCAGCTTCGCCCGCATGACCGGGTCGCGGAGCTTGTTGATGGCCGTGGCAATCACGTCGAACTGCTCCGCCGTGGACAGTTTCAACAGCTTCTCCGTGGACAGCCCCAGCAACGCCAACTGCCCGGCAAACTGTGTCGCGCCGACCGCCGACTCGCGCCAGTTATTCCCCAACGCCTCCGCAATGCTGGCGGCGTCGCCCATGCTCAACTCCGCCCGGTGCACGACCTCCGTGAGCAACGCAATCTCCTCCGCCGTCCGTCCCGTCTCGCGGGCCAGCATGTCCAACTCTTTGCCCTTCCGCACCGCCGCGCCAATCCCCTCCCCGATGGCCTTGAACCCCAACGCCACGCCCATCACGCCGGCCAACGCCAAAAACGCCTTCTTCATGCCGGCAATGGCGTTGTCCACCAGAGCTTTTGCCGCGTCCATGCTCTTGCGGAGCGCGGCAATGTCCATCCCCATCGTGATTTGGATTTGGTCTTTCACCTACGCTGCTCCTCCTTGACCCGTTCGATGACCTCGTACAGTTCCGCCATTTCGTCGGTGACCGGCGCAGAGTCCTGCCCGCCCTCGGCCCGTTTCCGGCAGATAATCGCCTGCAAGTACCAAGCGATCTCGGCGAAGTCCAACTCCCACCAGATGCACTCCCGCGTCCAGCCGTACTCGCTGGCAATCAGGTCGGCCACCGCCACAAACCACGGCGGCCCTACGCTTTTTTTCCGTCGTCATTGCCTCCGCCGATGAGTTTGTTCGCCACGGTGAACGTGTGCATGACGGCATCCATTGTTTCTTGCGACATATCCATCGGGATGCCGGACTGCGCGACCCATTCACTTGCGATTGCCATGAAAGACGGCCAGCCTTCCTTGTCTCCTTCCGCCAGCGCACGGTAAACCTGTTTCAACGGCGCACCCAATACAAACAGCATGGCCGGGAGTTGATGGGCTTCTGGCAGCTTAAACCCCATCATTTGCGCCAAGATGGGGCCGGTTACCGTCAGGCTAATCGTGCGCAACTTGACGCCGTATTTCTCGACGCCGTTTTGCAGCGCACGGGTCAACGTCTGGCTCGCGGTGACTTCGGGCTTGCGTTCCACGTCCGCAATCGCCTGTTGGACGCGTGAATCGTTCAGGACTTCTTCCGGCACCCCGACAAGTTGGACGGCGGGCATGTTAGCAGCCCTCCTTCGCCTGTTTGATGAAGTGGCGGAGGTTATCGGAGAACGCCGTCACGAAGTTGATGACGATCTGCTTCTCCTCGAAACTGAGTTGCTCCCAATCGCGGGAGTTTTTCGGGGGATTCTTCCACAGCACCATGATTTCCGTCGCGGTGGGGGATTCATCGAAGACCCACTTGACGACCGGGCGGCCATCGGGGGTGCGTTCGGGGCCGGACGTGGTTTGCTGAATCTTGCAACCGCAAGTGGCGAGAAAATCCGCCAGATGGGTGGACGAGGTACACAGTACGCTCGCTACGACCTGACCTTCTTGGTTGCTCATTGGCAACCTCCTTTCATTTCATTTGCGGGGCAGGAACACGGTGCTGCCCCTCACCGTGAACCGACTAGGAGAGCGTGATGTTCGCCCACGCCTTGAAATTGAGCGTGTACTTCTGGAAACCCTTTTGCTCCGGCACGCGCTCGCGGCTGGTGATGACGCACTTGTTGGCTTCCGTGAGGTTGGCCAGGGCAACGGCAGTCGCCGTCGCGGGGACGGTCGCGCCGGACTTGTTCACCAGCACGAGGGAGCCTTCCCACCGCTTGTTGAACATGCCGTAGGCGAGGGTTTCGCCCACTTCGTTCGGGACTTCCGCCTCGTCGTACATCTCATTGACCCGAAACTCCTGCACAAAGCCCGTGGTTTCCGCTGTCAATCCGAAAACCGGCCCGCCATCGCCAAATCGTACTAATGCCATGATGTGTTCTCCTGTTGGTTCCTACTTGGTGTCTGTCGTCAACTGTTGCCGGGGTTGAATCCGTAGGCGTTGAGGCTGTAAACGCGCCGTAACAGCCAATCCCCCACGTCTTCGATGCGGGATTGTTCCAACGTGATGCCCTGCACCACGCACAACGCCCGCCCCGTCTCGTCTGTGACCGCGTTCAGTTGCGTAACGAGGTCGGTTTGCTGCAAGGCGTCCAAAACTGCCGCCGATAACGCCTTGAATTGCTGTGAACCGCCCGTGTTGGCGTCCACTTTGACGGTGATTTCCAGCCCGACCCGGTAATGGCCGGTCTGGTACACGACTTCTTCCAGTTCCGTGGCCGACACGACCACCAGCGGGGCTTCCTGCACGTCCCCGGAAGTCTGCTCGACCACTTTCGCCCGGTATTCCTCGCCCAGAGCCGCCAGATAGGCCCGCAATCGCTCCACAAGGGCCGTAGAGACGCCGGAATCGAATTGGTTGAGGACGAGCGGCATTATTCCTCGATCAAGTCCAATGCCTTGTTGGCGGCAGCGGCAGCGACGGCAGCGTCTTCCTCATTCCAAGCCGTGCGCCCGTGTTTCTTCATGTTGCGGTTGCCGGCGTCCTGACCAATCGCCATCGCGGTCTTGTAGTCCATCTTCATGCCGGCCAACTCCCGTCTGACCGCCGCCAGCGCGATACGGTCGCGGAGGGAGGACAAAGACACCTTCGGGCGACCGAGCGCATCGGCGTACCGATTCCATTGCTCAACAGACGATTCCCAACGGCCTTGCAAATAACCAGATCGACTATCTGCAACGTCAGTTGGCTTCGCAGCGTAAACATTCCCATTGGCAACAAAATAAATTAAGCCGCCGTCTCTCCAGAACTCACCCTTTGCCTTCATGGATAATCTCCTCCCCGCGCAAAGCCCATGCCGCAGGCTATTAGTTCGCCCGTCTCACTGCCTTTCCGCACCGACTGGACGCGCATTTGCAGCTTGTCCACGGTGAAGATGTCCCCTTCGTGGGGGATTCGCGGCAGGTCACTCGACCGCAAAAACAAATCGAACTCGACCTTCTCCTCCGGCCCGCCAATCTCCACCGTCTGATTCAGTGACGGCGTGCTCCGTACCGCCGGGATGGCCTTGCCCTGCCAGTACACCGACAACGGCAAATCCGTGAAGGCTCGCGCCATGTGGCCGTTGAGGATGGAGAGGGAGAGGGCCATGTCCTATAAGCCAAAAGGGGCGGAGCGTTTCAGCCCCGCCCCCGAAGGCGATTCACTTCATGCTTACGCGCCAACCGAGCCGTACACGGCCTCCGGCAGGCCCACGCCGACATTATAAAGAGCGCGGACGCCCCATGTCAGTTCGTCGAAGTCCGCCCAGCGGTGCAGGAACTTGTCCCACGTCATGATCTCCACGTCCTGTTCCAGTTGGAAGATGACGGGCTTGAGCATCGGGGACTCGTTGAGCACCAGATACCACTCGGTGCTGGTCTTGAGCCACGGGCTGACCACGATGTCCGCCGCACCCTTGAGGATGTTCTCCGTCGCGGCAGCGTAGTTGCTGCTGGACTGAGTGGCCGACGCGCCGGGAGCCACGCCGGGGTAGAAGCTCGAATTGAGCAGCTTCTGCGCGGTGAACTCCAAGTCCGGCGGGATGATGAGCAACGGTTTCGCACTGGCCGCCGCGAGCTTGTTGCCCTTGTCGTCCGTCCGCTTGCGCAGATTGACGATGCCGGTAATCAGGCTCGACTCCGCCAACGCGCTCGACCCGCCAGTGGCGAGGTTGGTGTAGTTGTAGCTGGTGTTGCTGCGGGTGTGCGTGCCGAAGAACGCTTGGCTGTCGTAAGCCACGTTCGCGGCGCGGGTGCTGGACGCCAACGCATCGCTCAACTGCTCAAACACGAGCTTGTCGCGGTGCTGCTTGGCGACTTGGCCAATGCGGGACACGAGCGGCGTGTAGATGCCGTACTGGTCGCGCTCCAAGTCCACCCGGCGGATGCCGACGGTGTCTTCCCAGAGCTTGTTGCTCAGGCTGAAGCCCTTGCTGTTGACGTTGTTGACCTGCCGGGCACCAACAAACTCCTTCATGCCCGTCAAGCCGGTCAACCAGCGGTGGGTCACGGTTTCGACGCGGCCACTGTTGAAGACGTAGGACGCCTTCTCGTAGTTGGTCGCGGCCAGTTCAAACGCCTTGTTGAACTCGGTGTCGTACTTCGTCTTGAAGGCGGTAATCGCTGCACTGTTCAGTTCCATGGGGTGATCTCCTTAGAGGTTGGCTTCCTGCGTGCAGCGCACGACCGCGCCGCCGTTCTCGATGGCAATCAAAATGCCGACCTTGGCATTGTTGGTGGATCGCATCGTCACTTCGTTGTCGCTGGCGGCGTACACCACCGCGCCGATGTCGCTGGCCACGGGTTTGTCCGCGCCGTCCTCGGCGAGGTTCAGGAAGATGTCGCCTTCCCGGCAGGGGACTTTGGTGTCCGCGCTGGCGGTGCTGGCCACGGCCTTCATGGTTTGCCCGACGATCTTGCGGGTCACGCCCGAAGCGGCGGCTTCCACGTAGGTGCCGGTCGCGTCCAACTGGAGCAACCCGCCCGTGTAAATCGCGTCGCCGGCGTCCACGAGACGTTCCGTCAAGGCGCGTTGGTTGAGAATGTAGCTATCGAAGTCTGCTGAGAGAGCGGCCATGTGTGTTCCTCCTTAGAACTTGACCTGTTTGGCGCGGGCCAGATTGGCCGCGAATTGCTTGTGATCGAGGCACAGCGACTTGGCGAGTTTGGCTTCATCCGCGCTCAACTCGTAGTCTTTGGACTCTTCCTTGTCGGGGGCACTGGCCGCACGGGGCTTGACGCCCACCTTGGCCAGCATGATGGAGCAGACTTTGGCGGCCATCGTCGCCATCTGCTCTTCTTTCTTCTCGTCCTCAACGGGCGGCTCTTCGGACTTGTCTTCGAGCTTCTCTTCCGTGCCGTCGTTCTTGGATTCGAGAGCGGCCAGACGCTTTTCGATGCCGGCGAGTGCCGTCAACACCTTGTCTTGGCCTTCGTCACCGTCCGGCTCGACGTGCTTGACTTCCGTCTCGTCCGCGACCGGGGGGATTTCCGCGAGTTGCTTCTTCTCTTCTTTGATTTTTGCCATGTCGTGTTCCTCTGTTAGTTGTTTCTCGTCAACCTTTGGCAGCGACAACGCGCAGACGTGCCGCCACCGGTTCTTGGTTTCTCCCGCCGAAAAAAGGGCGCGGGTCGCTGCGGGTGTGTCCACAAAATCAACGGCGTAGATGGCCTCGCAGGTCATCTGTTTCAGCTTCTGCCCGGCCTTCTTGACGGTCTCGCCGGCGAAGTCCAACGACATGCCGAACAGGTGACCGGCTTGGCGGGCCAGGGTGAGGAGGCGGGGCGCGTCGGGTACGTCAAACAACGTCACGTCGGCGCGGACGCACTGGCCGTCGAGACGGAAATTAGAGGCTTCCCCGACGATGCTGAGAACGTCGCCCCGGCCTTCGGGGTGATTGACGCGCACCTTGACCGTGCCGGCCTGTTGGCCGAGGTCAACGACGGCGGAGAGGAAATCCTCGGTAATCTCGAAGTCGTGTCCCTGCGCCTCGCCAATGGCGACGACTTGAACGCCGGTGAGTGTGTTGTCGCTCTGCATCCTACTTGGTGCATGGCGTCAACCAATGCCGGCAAAACAAAAACGGCCAGCCCGTGAGGACTGACCGCTATTGTGGGATAGGCCGGAGCCTAGAAGTTACTCGCTAATCACGGCGTATTCGACATACGCTGTGCCGCTGGTGGTCTTGACGTTGACGGCTGACAGATTCCACCGGCCCTCTGTCCACTCGTTTGGTTTCATCTTGTGCGCGAAACTGCCGCCGGACTCGCCCAGCAGGATGTAGGGAGCCGTCGAGCCGTCGCTGATATGCTTGACGCTGACATGGCCGATGTTCGTGACCGTGCCCAAGTCCAAGTCCAGCCCCGCCGGTGTCACCAGCGCGATACCGGACTGCACCGGCCTGCCCGTCACGTCCACCGAGGCCGAGTAGCTGCGGCTCAGGACGGCCCCGGATTTGTTCAGGGACAGGCTGAATCCTAGTGAGAGTTCAGAGGCCATTACTTAGCGGTCCGGGTTGGGTGCGCCGATGGACACTCCCTCTTGGGGCGTAGCCCTTACGTGGAATGTCCGTTGCTTGTGCAAATCATCCACGACCAGCATAGCCGGCTCACCGGCGGGCCTATCACTCCACCGCGAATAAAGCCGACCGGCAGACCAGCCGCTTACGTCAAAACGCTTCGGCTCTTTTTGCATTGCTCGCTTCAACTCTTGAAACGTGCTGGGGTCTGCCGCCATCTGCACCTGTGCCAGTTGCTTTTCGACGATGGCTTCAATCTTTGATAGCTTCATGTTCCTGCTCCTTTTCTGGTTCCTTATCTTGCTCCACTTGGGGCTTGTCGTCAACAACCGGCTCGCTGCTGGGGTTCACGCCCGCCATGCCGATCTCGGCGGCGTATTCTTCTTCCCGTTTCACTTGCGCCATTTCGCTTTGCCAGTCAAGCCCAAGCTGCGTGTAGTACCGCTGTTTGCTCAGGACTTTGGCGTTCATCAGTTCCAACTGCGCCGACGCATCGCCCACCGGGTCAACGGACTCGCTGGCCGGGCCAATCCACTTGTACTTGTCAAACGCCTGCGGGTTGAACGGGAGCAGCCCGCACCCGCCCGCCTTGACGGGAGTCATGCGCTTGCTCACCCAGACCCGGTAAATCCGTTGCAACACCCGTTGCACCAAGAGCCGCTGCCACTCGCGGTTGATCGAGTCGTGTTCCATCAACTGCACCCGGCTGGCGGAGAAACTCATGTCCCCGAAGTCGGACATGACCGCTTCGTAGGTGGTGCCCATGCCGCACGCAATCAGGCGCACCCAGAACTTCGCCACATCGTCAAACTGACTGGCCGGCATGGTGGGGGAGAAGCCGACCACATCTTCATCGGGCTGCAAATGCCAAATCTGCCCCGTCTTCATCGGCTGCGTGCGGTAATCGTTGGTGCCGTTGACGGCTTGCGATTGCGCCAAGCTCAACTGCGCGGCGTTGTGGCGTTTGATGAATACGCCGAAGGTCGCTTGCACGTTGGCGGCGATACGGGTCGCAGTCAGGTACTTGTCGAGGTCGCGGGCGGTCTGGATGACCGGCCCCAGCAACGGCACACCGCGCACCTGGTCAACGCGCTGCCGCCGGTAGAACAGCAGGAAGCTCTCGGCGTCCCACGGCTTGCACTTTTCCAGCACTCCGCCGGCGTTGCGGCGTCCGACAAAGTAGGCGACCGGACGGCCTGTTTCCCAATCCACCTGCACGCCACCAATCGGGTTGTTCCGGTCAATGTTGATGCCGGCCCGCATTTCTTCGGCTATCCGGTCGCCTTCAATCAGTTGCACCTTCAAGTCGCCGTCCACGTCCACCAGCCCGATGCCGAGGTCGCCGTCCGTGTACGCGGAGCGGATGGCCTGCCGGCAGAGACCGGCGAGATCGTAGTTGCCGGACAGGTCAACTTCCTCGCACCAGTCGTTCCACTGGCTCAGGGCTTCGTGGTTCCAGCCGTCGTCATCGGTGGACAACTGCAAACGAATACCGGTGCCCACGGCGCGACGGGCAACGCCGTTCACGCCCGCCCGAATGATGGGCATGTTGCGGTACAGGTCGCGGCCTTCTAGGATGAGTTGGAACCGGGTGAATCCCGGCAACTCGGCTTCCTCCGTGACCAGCGGCCCCCATGCCGATTCGCGTTGCAGGGATGGGTAGGCTGCCGCATAGGAAAGCATGGCACGGGTGGCACCGGCTTTCGCCCGTGCTTCAAGCCTGCGTGCCACTAGACCCGGCGCAAATGGAGCGAGTAGGTTATCAATGGTGCTCTCCATGCGCGAAGGGGTCAAAATCTTCGCAAGGTCAACGCTGCCGGCATTGGCGGGGGACTCGTGCATTACGGTTTTTCGCTGTAGGGCAAAATCTTGGATGGATTCTCACTCGGATCAAAAAACTGTTTTATGCTTCCGAGCACCCGCTTCGCTTGCTCAAGCGTCAGCGGGCCGTGTTCAGATTGCGCTTCCCATTTTCCGTATTTTTTCATCCAGACTTGATATTGCTCCTGATTCGCCAGCCCCACCCGTGCCAGTTCGCGGTCGCAGATGGCGGAGAGGTTTTTGTATTGGCGGTCGCCAATGCTCTTGATGAGTGAGAGTTTACCGCCCTCAACTCCGCCAACGACCTCCAAGTAGGCTACGTCACCGTTTTCATCGGGGTGCTTGATTGTCTTTGCCGTCAAAGTTGCGTGCATTGTTTCCTCACGGGTACTGACGCCACGGGTAAGGTGACGCCAAGTTGGTTGCGTTGGCCGCGCCGCTCATGTCCGCCAGCACGGGGCCGGATTCACTGGCCACCACCACGGCTTCGTATTGCTGGATGATGGTTTCCAACTCGGAAAGGTTTTGCAAGGTGATGTTCCTGTCACCGATACTGTAACTTGCCACCTTGCCTGTCAGCAAGTCGTCTCTGACGGCGTAAAGCTGGTCGAGCGTGGTTTGTGCAGAGCGGATTGGCATACGTTCCTACTTGGTGCATGGCGTCAACCGTTACTTACCTGTTGACAGACCGGCGGAGGTCTGGTAGAAGGTGGATTGTGAACGTAGCACCAATATCAGCCCGCCTTGGCCGCCGGTTATCCGGCAACACTTCCACGCTAGTGGAACTACGTTCACAGGCTGGGGCGGGTTTTCTTATGGAGGAACCATGAAGGTTCGCATTACACTGACGGAAGACATGCTCGGTACGGCCAGCAACAACCCCGAAATCCACCGCGAGTTCATCGCGTCCAAGAGCAAGGACGCGGAGAAGATGGATGAGGAAATCCACGCGCTGGGCGCGGAGGAGTTGGTCGAAAAGTCGTTGACGGTGTTCCCGAAGGAGAATGGCAAGCCATTCGTGTGGGACTACCAACTCAAGGGGTTCATCAAGGAAGCCGTGGGCATCCTGATTGACCTGAGCGGCGACGAAATCAAGGTCGGCAAGACCAAGCTCACCAAGTGGACGTTCAAGCGCATGGTGGATAACTTCGTGTTTGTCAGCCCGCGCAAGCTGGCGATCAACGGCGAGATGGGCGAGATTTGCACCCGTCCGCTCCGTGCCGACACCATGAAGGGCGAGCGGGTCAGCCTTGCCAGCAGCGAGACGGTGAAGTCTGGCGCGACCATCGAGGCGGAAATCAAGTGCCTGTCGCCGGCGCTGGAGGAGTTGGTCAAGCAGTGTCTGGACTACGGCGCGAACAAGGGCTTGGGCCAGTGGCGGAACAGCGGCAAGGGCCGGTTCAGTTGGGAAGAAGTGAAGTAACAGCGAAGGCAGAGTAAGGCACAGAGAAGCAAAGCAAGGGCGAAGCCTGGAGCAGCGCGGCAAAGGCATGGCAAAGGCAGGGTCAAGTGCCGCGACGCGACGCGCCGCACAGCAAAGGCAAGGCGACGATTTGCCCTGATGAGCAAAGGCGCTGCGGAGAGCAGAAGCGTGAAGCAAAGGCAAGGCCGGGTAGAGCACGGAACGGAACGGCAAAGGCAAGGCGTGGAATTGTCAGGCAAAGGCTACGCGGCGCGACGTTTGGCAGAGCAAAGGCACCGCACGGTCGAGCTCGGTAACGCTACGGAAGGGCGTTGAGACGAGGCGTAAGGTCACGCCAAGAGTGGCAAAGGCATGGTGGAGCAAAGTTCGGCTCAGTCCAGCAACGGCAAGGTTCGGCGCAGCATCGGCGTCGCACCGTCGCGCGAGGCGACTACTGGCAAAGTGGGGCGGCAGGTGTCAGCACGAGCCTGCCGCCTTTTGCTTGACACTGGCCGGGACAGGGGTACGGTGCCGGTGGAGGTATGATATGAAATGGACAATCCTCGCGGTGGTGTTGGCGGGTGTGGTGTGTCTGGGTGCCGGTGACGCGAACCGCAAAGCCGCGTCCATCAACTACCACGACACCCAGAATGGCTCCCGTCTTTGGGTGCAGACACCGAACGTCACGATTGTGGAGAACGGCCCCGGCTGGGTGCGGTTCCGTTGGCCCAACGGCAGCGAGACATACTACAGCGGCGACTATCAGATTTTCTACTAGGCTCACATCCCGCACGCCTGTATCACGGCCCGGTCATCGGGTTTCCAGTCCGGGTGCAGGCATTGGAGGATTTCAGGCGGGTTGGTGTACGGCAGCAACCCGTGCTTGTGCGCCAGTAACCCAGCGACTACCTGTTCCCGGCTATGCCCCCGGCAGCGCGGGTCGGCGGAGATGATGCCGTAATTGACGCCACTGTGCGGGTCAACGATTTCCTGCCCCGGTCGGTTGTGCAGGCTCCCGTTCATCAGCCGGGGGTTGTGGCAATGCAGGTAGAACTCGTCCATCCACGCCACGGCTCGCGGGTCGCGCATGGACAAGCCCATCAACATGGCGGTAAGGTCGAGCTTGGTCATGGCCTCGTCGCGGGTCAGGCCGAACAGGTCAAGGCAGTAATCGGATGCCCACTGCCCCAGATGCCAGCCGTTGTTCATAAAGCAGAAGCCGTCCCGCTCGATCTTATCCCACAACGGCTCTAGCGACCGTACAGCCCAGCAGGAACAGTCCAGCCACAGGATGCTCTCGGCACCGGCCCGCTGGGCGAGCATCATCGCATGGGCCTTGAACGCGAACGGCAGCACCGAATGAGCCGGCGCACCGGGCGGCCAGTCGCCGTAGAAGTGCAACTCCGCGCCGGCACCGTGCGCCTGTAGGCTGTCCCGCAACCGCGCCTGCCCCCGTGGATACCACTGCCCCACCCCGACGTTGACGATGATGCGCTTCATAATCCACCCCAATTCACCAGCAGGTTGCGGAGTGCCCGTTGCCGTTCCTGTACCGCTGCCGCCGTTGCCATCGTGTCCGCCGTGCGCCCAACGCTGGCAAAGTAGTCCTGATACTTCAACCCGTCGCCGTGGATGTCCCCGCCCCAATGGTGGTAGCTATTCGGGATCTGGTACGCATCGCACAGAATCAGGACGTGCAGGCTGGACGTAACGACTTCGGCGCATTGGTGGATAGCCCGGATGGTGTCGAGCCTGTCGGCCAGCACGTTGCCGAGATAGACGCCCTCCACGTCGCCGTATAAGGCCACCGGGCCGTGCCAGTCGGCGTAGTGGGGAAAGACCCCCAACTCGTACCGAATCTCACGGGGTGCGCCCGTATAGAGCGGCGTGAGCAAGGCCGGGTCGCCAATGGCGAGTGGCGGCTGGCACCCGGAAGCCACCGCTAACCGTGCCGACTCCGGCCCCCTCACCGCCAGCAACTTTGCCGCCGGGTTGACCTTGTGTTTCCGGTCGGCCAAGCCCGCGCCCCAGACGTAGCAGTCCGCGTCCGCCCAATTCAGGATGCTGCCGCCCAGCAACCACCGTTTACCGGTGGCGGTGTACCACGGCCACTGACCGGCAACCTTGCTCACCAGCCACGGCATGAGCTTGTCGCCCAGATTATCCGACTGGCACCATTGCGCGGCAATGGGTTTCATCGGGCTAAAATCAGGTTTTCGCCGGTACGGTGAATCCGCTTGAACCCGGCGGGCTTGACCAGTTCTTCCATCTGTTTGTCGTGGCCGTCGTGTTCGACGCAGACCAGCTTCAATTCCGACCACGTCCACGGTAGATGTTGGAACAGGATGGCGTTGATGCTTTCCACGTCGAGGTTGATGAACTCCGCCGGGCCGAACGAGGCAAACAGTGTCTGCGCGGCCAGGGTGTGAACGGTGAACTTGACCTGACCGTGGCCCCACTTGACCGCGTGGTCGGGATTGAGCGAGCCAACCGCGTCCCCGTCCGCGTCGTAGAACTCCATCAGGGACGGCTTCGGGGTGATCGCCGCGTTGACCAGTTTCACTTTGTCCCCGAACTCCGAGCAGTTTTTCAGCAGCCCGACAAATGCTGCCGGCGACGGCTCCACCATGATTCCCGTCCAGCCCTTTTCGAGCAAGGCGCGGGTGTTGCTGAACGTCTTGCCGTCCCACGCGCCGATGTCGTAGAACCGGCCAAACGTGTCCCCGAAGTAATCGAGGATGATCTTCTCTTCGTCGTTCTGTGAATACATTACTTGGCCCCCCACAACAGCGGCTTGACGCTCTCGGGTATCGCCGCCCATTCCTCGGGTTTGAGTTCACGCGCCAACGGCCACAACGAGCCGTCGCGGTACATATGGACATTGACCGCACCGGGCTTGAGCGCCGGCAGTTTGCGGGTAATCCAGTCCTCGAAATGATACTCCGCATCGTCGTAGTGGCCGCTTTTCCGCATTTTCGCGGCGATCTCGTCGCGGGTCTTGCGGACGGCGGAGAAGTGCAGGACGCCGAATATCTCAATATCCCGCGTTCGCTGATAAGGACTTCGCACGTCTTTCCACCAATCATCCGGTCCCATGTACACGAGAATCCTATCTTCCGCGCCTTCCACAGCAACCGCCGGCAGGCCAGCCAGAGGCACGCCCCTTAACGCCGCCGTGTGGGGATGAAACCACCGCACGTTCCAATCTACTGCCGCCAAAGCGCCCGGCTTAAATAATTCGTCGCCATCCACAATAAGTAGGTGGTTGAACCCAAGCGAGCGCAGGCGAGACAAACAGTTGTTTCGGTAAGCAGTCTCAACATCACCTCGCGCCATACCCTCGTGTCCGAATCGTATCCACATTTTCTTTTTGTCAATCGTTGTAATGTGCACACGACTGTCAATATTGACCCTGACATACTGCGCCCCCATATCGACCAACTTGGCGGCAATGTCCTTGACTTGTTGATGGTCCGACTCTGGCACGGTCGAACCGTCCCAATGGTGCGTAGGAACATTAAATTGAAAGTTCCTGACGCCATACCGAAATAGCGTTTCAACAACGCCCAGCAAGCAAACATCGTCGCGTGTCACCTGTAAACTAGCGCAGTAGCGATTTCCAAGCACCGGAGGCACGTCAGTCGGGTCTTTGTCTGGCGGGAAGCCAATAGACACCCTCTGCAAAAATATCTGTTCTCCTTTTTTGTAGCGTTCGCTGCTGGCGTGTACATTGTCCACGTCATCCGTTGGCCGCTTATTGCTGACCGGGTGCATGTGCTCAAACAGCAAATGCCGCGCATCCACCAACGAACAGTCCAACACCGCCCGCGCCGTCAGTTCCGTGTCACAGAACATGGACTCATAGGACGGGTGGTACATGTACCCGAACCGCCAGTAGCGGTTGATGCCGACGATGGGGATAGTGCAGAGGTCGTTGCTGCCGCCGTCGCTGACGTGAATCACGGCACTGGTGGTGCCGCCGTTCTCCGCAATCACGGCGTCGAGTGCGGCGTCCCAATGGTTCGGCGGGATGAAGTCGTCACTGACGACGATGAGGTAATCCACTCCCCACCCCGACAGGATGCCGCAAGCCGCGTTTGCTGCTTTGACGTAATTCTGTTCGCCGCCGTCGCTTGACACTAATATCGAAAGTTTATGCGCCTCGGCGCGAACATCAGCATCGCCCCTGTCCGCCCCGATGCACCACTTGACCCGCGACTTGTCCGCCGCCCGGTCGTTCCACATCTTCACCACCTGCGGGATGCAATGCGCCCGCTTCGTCACGTAGGCTAAACCGTATTTCATTGTTCCTCCACGCAGCCCTTAATGGCTTCAAGCAAATCCTTATTTGCCTTGCTTCGGGCTCGCAATGCGCGAACAATTTGCAACACCGGCTTTCTCCATTCCTCAGGAACTATGGTCTCAAGGTTGAACCGGTTTTCAGGCAAAGCGGACACCTCATCCGAAAGTCGCTTGTTTTCCGCTTCTAATAGTCCGATATGCTGCTGCAACAACTGATTTGTTGACTCCTGTTTTTTTATCTGCTCAACGAGTTCTTTCTTGGTGCATTTCATGTCCACAACCTTTCTGTGATTTCGATGTCATTTCGTTCCCCGGCCTGCGCCAGCCGACGCGCCCGGTCAATCTCTTCCAACTCGCCCATGAACGGGCCACTAGGCAACGACGGCGGCTGCACCACAGGTTTTTCCACTGTACAAAACAGCAACGGTCGAACAACCTCAAAGAGTGCCAACTGATACACTTCGCAATCCCAATAGTGGTTCGGCCCTGTCTTGACCCACTCAATAACTTGCCGCCCCCGGCTCCCCTTGCGCAACACGCGAGCCTCGCCCGACATTTCTTTCTTGTAGTCCCGACCAACATCGCCGGCGATTCCCCACTTCGGCACCTTCGCATTGTTTGGCGGCTTGATTCGCCGGTAAAGTTCCTCCTTCCACGCGGCAGGCCGGTGCTTGATACAATCAACCTCTTGCCCTTTGATTACGCCACCATCGACAACAACTCGTCCGCGCCTGATTTCCGTCATCAAGCCATCTGCTCCAAGCATGGGTATCCAGCCGGCGTGATGGAAACACCACGTAACAACTTGTTGCTGACGAAACCGCATGTCAACGCCGACGCAGGAACACCCATACTTCCTTGCTACCATTTCCGCTTCCTCAAAGCCCGGCAGTTGTCCGTAGTCCAAGCGAATGCTGTTTCTTTGTTCGTCGTGTGCCCGCACCACATAGCGGACGTGGTCTTGCTGCACGTCCACCGTCATCAGCGGCTTGTAACCCTGCGGAACCTCTGCCGCAGTCTCCTCGCTTCTGGCTTCAATCGCCGCCTCAAACTCGCCGCGCATCCCGCCCAAGTAGAACGGCTCCGCGAACCACGAGTTGACTACTCGTTGCAATTCTGCCGGGTTGCTCTTGGCCCGTAGGAACTGGACGGCCACCTCGCCATAGGTAATCCATGCCGGGTAGATGCTGCTCAGGTGATAGCTGCGACGGTCGTGTTCCGCCTTCGGGTTGGTCGGTTGCCACGCCCCCGCCTTCAACTGCGCGAGCTTCTGCCCGTCATTCCACGGCGCATCGCACTTCTCGCAATGATACCGCGCCAGCCGCTTGACCTCGTTCAGCTTCCACCCGTCGCCGTCCTTGCACTCCTCCGGCCACCGTATCTGCCCGAACTTCAACGACTGCATGTGACCGCACTCCGGGCACGGGAGAAAGTAGTACCGCTGGTCGCCCAGCCCGAACTCGTACCAAATCTGACCGCTTTCGACGGTCGGGGTGCTGGTGAGAATGGCTTTCGCGCCGGGCCGGTCTTTGATGCGCTCCATCGCCTGTTGCAACGCGCCAGTTTCCTTGTCGCTTTCCTCCGGCCACGTATCAATCTCGTCGGCCATCAGCACGCCAATGCCACGGCTTTTCAGGTTGGCCGCACTGTTGGCCCCGGTCAGGAACACGCTGCACCGCTTGAAGTGCATTTCGAGGAGCTTGTATTGGTCAGAGTCCTCCGGCTTCTCCGCCCGCAAAATAGGCGAATCCTCAATAGCCGGCATCCACCGCACTTCACTGAATGACCGCGCCAGTTCCTTCGACGGCATCACAATCATGCACGGTTGCGCGTCCCCACCCACCGAGTACCGGACGCAGTTCAACGCCGTTTCGGTCTTGCTGGTACGCGACGCCCAACACAACACAATCAACCGCACCTTCGGGTCGGTAAACGCCTCCTGCGGCTCGCGGACATACGGGCACCAGTCCGTGCGGTACGGCCCCGGTCGCGGCGTCACCCGCGCCGACAAGATGACGTTCTGCTCCGCCCACTGCCACACGTTAAACACGTTGGGCGGGGCCGCCAGATTGCGGAGATGGTCGGTGTAGGAGTTCACGGCTTCCTGTTCGCCATCGGGTAGAGTTGCGTCAGCAACCAATCCCGCAACGACGCCTCCGCTACTGCCGGGTCGGCCACGTTGCACCGGCTCGCCATGCTGCGCGGCATCTGATCAAGCAAGGCCTTCACGGGTTCCCACCATGCCGTCAGAGCGTCCAGCATCTTCGTGCGCTCTTCGGCCTCCACCTGTTTCCGCACGTCCACGATGCCTTCCGCTTTCAACAAGTGCTGCACCACGTCAGCATGTAGCCGCGCTCGTATCTGCTCGCTTTCAGGACTGCGCTTCTGGTGCGCTGCCACGTACAGCCCGAACGTGGTTCGCTCCATCGCCCGCAGCCGATCAATCGCGCCATCTACTCCAGCCGGCGACTCAATAGCGGCAATCAGCTTGGACAATTCTTCCCGCGTCTCTTCTACCGGGTCAGCCGCTACCGACGCAGACTTCTGCGCGTCACGTTCCACCTTTGCCAAGTGAATCACTTCCGGCCCCGGCTTCCGCGTCGCCGCGTACAGCCGCAACCCATTCAAATCAAACTTTCCCTTGCGCCGTTTCACCTTCCCGCGCTTGCACCACAGACGTATCGTAGCCGGCGTCCGGTGCAACAACGCCGCCGCCTCTGCTACGGTGACAAATTGTCGTTGCTCAGGTGGTTGCATTGTGGTAGTTTCTGTCAGATTGAAATTGAAACTTGGCTCTCACACGAACGCGGTACGTGGCGCGGGATAC